ATCCTCAATAAACTGATCAATCACCAGGTTATGCGTTAACGCGTTACCCGTCACTTCCCTGCGTTGCGTGTCCAAACTCGTACCGTTGGCTTGCTCATCCGTGCTAACCCGCAAGTATCCGTAATTCATAACGCGATCCAAACCATCAGTGCATACAAAGCGCCGAACGCGGCACCGCCAAGAATCAAAGTTGTTGTGCTTGAGTTCATGCTTACCCTCGTGTTGTTTTGAATGGGGCCGTGGCCCCTGTGATTAACGCCTGGTTACTGTGATCCAACCTGTTCCGCAAAATTGCACCGAGTCTGCTTTTGTACTTCCAGCAGGCATGAAGTGCGGCGCATCAATTGAATCAAAACTGTAGTCATCGCCAACCAACTCTTGAAAAGCATCTGACATGACATGCAGCATCCTTGCTTCTTGCCAAGGCTTGAATGATTGCTTTGCTAATTCCATTTGTTTCCCCTCGTGTTGTGTCAGTGGTGTAACTGTACACCGCGTTTACAGTCATGTGTTGCGGTTACTCAAAAATTTTTTGGTTGGCCGACGAACGGATAAACGGTATGGGTGGGGGTGGGCGCGGAACGCGGCAAGGAACTGGTGCCCGTAATGCGGAACGCGGCAAGGAAACAAGTGCCCGTGATGCGGAGCATAAGTGGGCGCGGAAAAGAACTGGTGCCCGGTTGCCGTAAGGTAAGTGGGCGCGTGTTTGGTGCCGCACCAGGCCCGCCCCCCGAAACTTCGCAAGGGTGGGGGTGGCCGCGCACCGGGCGTGGCGTCAGCGCAACGCGTCAGCCGTTGTGCGGCGCAACATCAATCACATTGGAATGGTCGTTTACGGCGTTTACGCGATTGGCCTGTAAATGCGCCGTGTTGATGCTTAGTTGAACCGTGACTTGGTTCTTGCTCTCTCCGTAGTGCTGCTGGTTCCATTTGCCCGCCAGCCATTGACGGTAACGCGCTTGGATGTTGGCAAGGTTTGCGGTTTGCGGCGTTGCGTTATCCACGATCTCTAACCCTTGCTCCGCCAATCGATGCGCGGCCAGTTCGCGTGCGTGCGCGAGAGCGCGGCTCCGTTCGGGCGTCTTTTCCGCCCACGCGTAAAAATCAATGGTTGTAATGTTCATGTCCCGCGCAACGTGCGTAATCGGCTTACCGTCCGCGATCATCGAAAACACTAATTCAGGCCCGCCAAACTGATGAACAGTCTTGTTAACCATGGCGGCAATATCTCTTTTGCGTTGATTGCTTAGATTCCCCGCGGCGTCCTGCGCTTTGCGCAACTCGCCCTGTTCCTCGTTAACGCGTTGCGCGTTCACTGCTCCATGTTCCTCGCTCACCATACCTTCCCCAGCTTCACCAATACCCTTCAAACGCGTTAAAACGCCCGCTGACGCATTTTCTCTTTCCATTGGTACTTACCCCTTCTTAACTCGTTCCATCGTCCCTAAAGCCTCTTTACTCAACGCATAAGCCTGATCACTATTCCCGCTGTAAACCGGCCCAATATCCTCCGGTGCCATAACAGACAACACTTCAGCACCAGGCATAGCGCGCTTAATGTTAACGGCTTGCGTAAAAAACTCCTGCTGCAAGATCACCGCAATCTCTTCCATCGTCCAACAGTCACACGCTGGCCTCATCTCGCCATACGCGTAAGCCGAAGCCGGATCTTCGCAAACCGCAAACACGCTCCCATCCTCACGCTGACCCTCAAGCACGTTCACACTCAACACTTTCCCGCCAAGCGATTCCGCTTCCTTCTCTAACGCATCATAAGCCCGCTTCATACCGGCACAAGCCGAACGATACGCTTCCACGTCCCTCGCCTTATACGCATCCCGACAGCGCATCAGTTGCCGCCAAAACCGTAAACGTGTTTCCTCGCTCACCAGTTCCGCCAAACGATCCAACCCCCAACGCTTATCCGCTTCCCGTTTCCTCGCCATAACGCCAACCGCTGCAGCGTTCATCGCCAACACAATCGCATCATCCACTTCAAACGGATTCTTCAAACGATCTTCAGGGTTACCGCCATGAAGATAAGTCTTAACCTTTCCCTTGTTCCTGTTGCCCGCCATAACATCAATCCTTTCTGTTCTCTGTTCTCTGTTACCCACTCACACTTAACCATTCATCCGTTCATCGCCATCCTCATTGCGCTTTCCTGTTACCCGCCATAAGGATCAAATCAAAACCAACGTCCGAAACATTGAAGCGTCCGAATGTGTGTCTTTCAGACACACACACATATCGGACGCGTTCGCTTTTTGTTCGTGAACCATTACGGACAATCCAGGACGGTTTTTAGGACGTTTCAGGACGTTTTTAACTGTTTCGGACATGGTTATTTAGGACGCTAAAACTCATTCGGACGCACTTCGGACGCATACGCTATCCAAACCCACTCATCACGCATGGCGGTATAACCAATATCGGCTAACGTATCGCGCAATTCCTTCCAGCGTTTCCGCTTATCGCTATCCTCGACATCGCTTCCAAGTCGCGTGTAAACCTCTTGCCGCCACGCGTCAACCGTTACGCACCGATGCCTCTCGCCTTGCATAATCCTGTACTCGCCTTGCGTCTTAATCACATGGCGTAACGCTTCCCTTGCCATCACTTGATGCTTACCCCTTCCCGTCTTATTCCCTCTTCCTGATGGCGGCTTAAATTCATCCTGATCAGGCAAATCACCCGTGAATTCCTTAACCACTAACGTCGCTGATTCATCTGATTCAAATCCCAATCCTTTTGGCGGCTCCAGCTGCACGCTATTGAGTGAAAAGTGAATCTCAACACCGTCCTTTCCATCCTTTTGCTTGGTAATCCGTAACGTCCCTGATTGCGCTTCCTGATGGCGGGTAATCTCAATCTGTGTATCCACGGCACCTAAGAAACTTGAATGCCCTCGTAATCCGAGTGACGCGTCCTTGCCTGAGTGATGCACAACAAGCAAGGCGGCTTCCGTTGCCGCTTGAAGTCGTCCGCATTGCGCGATAAACGCACCCATGTCCTCCGAAGCGTTCTCGTTTCCTCCGCCAAATGCTCTGGCTAGCGTGTCAATGATGATCAGCTTCGGCTTCTCAATCTCACTTTCGGCTATGGCGATAAGCAGATCCGTGAAATCCGACTCAGAACCTCGTAAGTTCACCTGCGACCTGATCACGCCAACAGGTATGTCCGTTAGCTCATACTGCTTTCTAAGTCCCGCAATACGCGTCCCGATACCTCCATGCCCCTCCCCTGCCACATACAGCACGCCTCCTTCGCTTTGGACTTCGTGGCCTAGCCACGTCTGTCCACTGGCGACCATGGCGGCCATGTGAAGGGCTATGAACGATTTAAAGGTGCCTGGCGGCCCGTAAAGCGCCATGAATCCGCGTTGCGGTATCACACGATCAATGAGCCACTTAACGGGCTCGTCCTTGGCGTCACGCCACATCTCAACCTTGAACCGTCTCGGTACATGATCATCAAACGGTTCCGCTTCCGGCGTTACGGATTCCGGTTCCTTCTCAGCTTCTTTTCCCGTGAGCCGTGTTGGCGGATGAACGTCCTCGCCATCCCATAACGCTGTTTTCTGCACGAGTTGCTTTAAATCCTCCAAATCGTGATCAGCGTCGATCCACTCGTAAGCATCATCACCAATGGCGTCCATGCCCAAATCGACAATGCGGATCTGCGCTGCCGTTCCTTGCAACGCTTTTGCAACGCGGTTCGCGTAACGCCATCCAGGTAAATCGTGATCCGGCAGGATCACCACGTTTCTGTCTTGAAAGTAAGGCGTGATTGCTTCCGGCCAATCGCTTGCCCCTTGGTGCGCCGACACGGCCACGACCCCCAAAAACGCTGTTAGATACTCGGCTGCCTTTTCACCTTCCGTGATAAAGACAACCTTTGATGGGTGCGCGGCCATCATCGGCAAGTTATAGGGCACTGGCTCCCAACCCGCAATCGTGGGTATCCGTTGCCCGTCAACGATTCGATATTGGCGGTACGTTTTCTTGCCGCCTGGTAGCTCATAGCGAACCTTCTGCGCCGTGATCTCGCCATCGAGCGTAATGTAGTCCCAGGCATAAACCTCGTTCAACCTGATCGGTTTCACGTTCTCCAATGGATCTGCACTGATCCTTCTTGGCGGTAACGAGTTCCACCCTAACTGCCCGTCACCAAGCAATGGCTTAACGCTCTCAAACACGTCGGCTTGCTCGCATCCGCCAAAGCACTTAAGCAGAATCTTTCCACCTTCCCCGTCCGTAATCGCAAGCGATGGATTCGTGTCCCCGTTCCCGCTGCCATGCCCTGGTACCGGGCAACTGGCTAACCATCCCCGCTTATATCGCTTGGCGTTACCAAGCGCCACCGCTAATTGTTCAGCGTGCATTTGTTTCTATTCCTGTTGGCGTCAAAAAAACCCGCGTATAAACGCGGGTTCGTTTCAACGTGTTGCTCTAAAACTCTTCATCACGTTGCGCGGGTGCCGCTTGCTGCACCGCGGCCACGGGCGCTTCGGCTTCGCCGTCCATGCCAGCTGGCCTCGGTATCCACTTCACAAGCACAAACTTAGGCTTACGCGTTCCGCCTTTACCAACCTTCAATAGATCCGCGCCCTGATACTCGACAACAGGAACCTTATCCAGGTTGGCGGCACGATCCTTTGAGCACGCCATGTAAAGCGATTCAAACCCCATGTTGCTACCTGCCTGGTTTGAACTCCATTCCACCAAGCCAAGTTCTTTGTTGTAAAAACGTGCCACGAATCCGCGCTTGTGATCTGCGCTTGGCTGCGCACCTTTCTTACCTAACTCGTGATCAGGTTGCCAATCACGCACACCCGTTGCCAGCATCAGCCACCCGGTTTGCGTGGCGTCAATATCAAACACGAGTTGCTTGAGTTGGATTTCCTGGCCTTCCTTGTTCGTCCACGCATTGGCTTGTGGCGAGAACCGTATGTATGGCAATCCAGATCCACCACCTGTTAGTCCTAGCATATAAACACCTTTCCATTGAGAGTTAAGCGGTGATGTTTGGCGCGTCCTTGCGCCCAAGCGTTAATCCGCTTGATTCGGCTGTCACCAATTCAACCAAACTCTGATACATGTCTGGAAACTGCTTTTCCATTTGCGCGGGTGTGATCGGTATCCGCTTGACGGTTCCAGGTATCTCTTCCACGCGTGACATAACTTCCTTTTCGTTAGACCATTTGCGTGTAGCGCGTTTCGCTACAAGCGTCCAGTCATCCAATCCTTTGCCGCTTTCAAGAAACTTAAACGCTCGTTTCTGAATCGCTTCAATCGTTTGCTGCGCATCAGCCGCCATATTAAGCAATGCGTTCATAGCATCGCTGTTCATCGCATCCACTTCGGCTTTGGCGATAACCGCCACGGCTTCGCGCTTCTTAGGACACGCTGACCGTGCCGGGCACCACCTGCAATGCTCACCCTCAACAATGTCCGGGTTCGGATCAAGCGTTCGCTTGATGGCGGGAAACAGAACATCCTGACGCCACACGTTCAGCGCATGGCGCGTGATCTTAAACGTTTTAATGGGTTGCGGTTGCGTTGGCTGCACAATGACTAGACTGAAATCCTTAACGCTTTCCGGTAAATGCGGCTCCACGGCACACGCGTACAGTTTTAGCTGCGCGCTATCAGGTTCGACGTTTATCTGACCTGTTTTCAAGTCAGCAACAACGCATTCTGTGTCGCTCCATATCACGCAGTCTGCTGTGCCAAACACATGCGCCGATAACGGATTGGCGAGCACAACGCGCTCTTCAATCAGTGCTGCGCCAAATGATTCATCCTTCTCGAATGACTCAACGAAATCAATATAAACCTGCGCCCAACCTGCCATCTCCTCGGTGATGGCGATCCCTTCAAACACTTCACCGATATACCGATTGGCCTTCTCGCCCATCATTAACGCCATGTCCGACAACGCATGCACGGCAGTACCAATCTTGGCGGCTTGTCCTGCTTCCGTTCTCGGTACCCCTCGCGCCAGTTGGATAGACGCTGGACATGTAATCCAACGTTCCGCGGATGAAGGACTCCATTCACTGTGATCTTTGCTCATACATCATCCCTCTCGTAGTACCAGGCCCATGCGCCCTT